AGCTGATTCACGAGTTGTCCACAATATTTTAGGGCCATTAGTCATCCTAGCAGCTACAGCTTTGTCTCCCTTAGTATTTGTTCCCCATATTTCTATATGAAAAACTTGTGTTTCACCCGGCAGAATTTGTAATGTGATTGTAGATGTTTTTACTGATTTCCAGTCTTTGTGTTGTTGATCTAAATAAAGGTTACTAGTGGTTTTGTCGCTAACCTTAATTCTAATCTGATTATCACCTGTGTACTCTAACTTAACAGGTCCGAGCAGATTAGTAATGGGGTCCATAACATCTTCATAAGTCAAAATGATATGATAGCTTAAGTATGTAGTATTAAGAGTAGATCCCCAGACACCTACAGAGTTTAATAAATTGGCGCCCTTATTAAAGGTACCATCATCATTGTCTTCTGTGTAACTATAATCTGCAATAGGGTATTTCTTACCGCCAACACCTTTATAAACCTTACCAGGAAACTTAGGAGGCCAGCTTACAGAATCTTCTTTAAAATTAGACAATTCATTATGAAACTTAACTGTACAGTAATTTAAGCGATCACTAGCTGAAGGTAAATTAATTTCAACTTCTTGGTCAAGCACTAAGTCATCTTCACCAAGCTCAGCTACAATAAACAAATCATCATTACTTGTATGTGTGTATTGAAGACTTAATTTATACTGCCCTTGTGACCACACTAAACGTGCATCACCCATACTAGTTAGCATGCCGGTGATATTATCTCTAATTGGCTTCTTAGTGTCAATGACCATGTTGCATTCATAAAGAGGCAAAGCTCTAGTATGAATATTGCGATCTCCTTCTGTATTCTGCCAAATCTTTCCCGCTGTTGTTACACTTGGCTCAACAATATAATCACAAACTAAAGAAGCAGCTTCAAAGCTTGGAAGATTAATCTCTTCAATAGGAATTGATGCACCAGAGAGACCGTCTAATAGATAGTCTAACAAACACCAAGCTGGGTTATTACTATACTCAAAATTTGTATTTAGTACTCCATTTACAACCTTACGAACTTTCTTGCCTTCTATATAGAACTGTAGGCTAGGTGGTTGGCTAAACTGTGGATCGTCTCTATCTGTACGTACTGTAGCAGAAGCATATACCATATTATTAAAAGTAGCATCTGATCTTTCAGGGAAATTAGCTGCAATAATACTGTCTGCAACATTCATCGCTAGGTCGTAATGTACATCAATCCTAACAGCTGTACGAGCCTTTTTCGGGTCACTCCATTTATGTTTTTCACCAGTAGCAAGATTATCTGGAGCACCAAAAGTAGCTAGGGTTGCGTCATCTAAATAACGCGATGATTCTAATACAACATCAATTACACCGCCAATTGGCCCTTGGCAAATTGCTTGTTGAAAATATAAAAATTCATTCTTCTTACCGTTAATACTTTTTGCTAATTGAGTGAGAATTTCAGTTGTACCTGTACTAGCTACTTTTAACAGCGTTGCATTTGGTCCACGTGGATTTTGAACTACATATTTTTCTGCAGTCCAATTTACCGTATGATTAACACCTGTTGCAAACGTTCTATCTGCATTAGGTGCTACGTAGTTAAAGTCACTAGATACTGCATGAAATACACGTGCGCCACCTACCATAGCTCTTCCATAAACTAGTGGGAGATCTTCTGACTTTCCTTCAATAACAACTTCAGCTCCTTTACGAGCTTCTAAAGCACTTGTGTCAAAGGCTGGTGGTGTTTGCATTAAGCTATAAATTGTCATTCCGACTGAGATAGCAACCATTGCTACCATAAGCCACATGCCAAGTGTTAGTGTTAAAAATACCATTAGATTCTACCCCACTTTAATACAAGAGCTTCTGATCCTTCAAAGATTTGGTCACAAGAGGAATCTTTTGGAGTTAACTGACGTACATAATCTCTGCTTAGAAATAATGAATTCTTTGCGTCTAAGCTTCTCATTGGACTTGAACCAGTTACTTGTAATACAGCTTCGCCCATTTCTTGTGTCTTAATCGAGTATGCCGTACTATCTACACGTCCTTTATACACTAAAAGAGTATCAGAAAATTTGAAAAAAGGCAGACAAGTGTCAACATTTAAAAAGCCTAGTCTAACTTCAATAGGATAACCAATTAAATTATTAAACACAGTTTCCATTGATTCTAGCCGTGGATCATTTAGTAAAATTCTAAATTGTTCTCTATCTACGTTAGTAGTAGCTTGTGGTGCATCCACACTTGCAATTGTATCATCTGAAATGTAGCTATGCCCTGGCACAGGAAGATCTGCAGAATCTAGTAGATCTATATCCATAAACAAACTTGTACTATGTATTACATTGTATTCAAATGTAACTTTTGTATTTACAAGCTTTGCACTTGTTAAGGCTGGTGTGATAGTTACAGTAGTTGCAACAGTATCAGAAAGATCTCCGCCTGTAACAACTGAATAACTACTTGTATCGCCTGCAAATTTAACAATTGCGCCAGCTCTTATTACTTTATTTTGTGTTGGAACTGCAGGGAGTAAACTTATTGTAGTGGCACCTACTGCAGCAGCAGCTATCGTGCAATCTGTTTCTTGTAGAATACGAAGCATATAAAAAGCTTCAATAGTATCTTGTTGTAGTGCCCACTTTACATTTGGGGTAAAAGTTATCATAACGCCTCTATTAATTTAATAACGCCATTATCCATTAGTAAACCGTCTTCATATACCATCCCGGTTACTACTTCTGTATCATATCGTACAGACATTCTAACATCATCACTATATGTGATTAATGTACCTGCTGGAACTGCTTGTCTTAGCTGTGGGAATATTTTAAGTGTTGTCACCTGTGTTTCTGACATAGTGCAATTCTCGATAACCATATAGATCTTAGAATGATTTGCAAACTTAATGAATGTCCCGCTAGGTATTAGCTTACCTGCATTTATAGCTGTCATAGCAATAGCAAGCTGAGTTAAGCCGGCTACTCTATTAACTGTATCTGTTTGAACAAGTCCCTTAGCAGTTGTTTTTGTAAAAACAGCATAATTTTGAGGGACTATAATTTGATGTACTGTGTCGAAACCCTTTGTTATAAAGTTTACCATCAAATCGTTAGCTGATTCCTTGAGAGGAGATAGACGAGTCTCTATCTCCCATCTCTGAGAAGATCTACGTTGGATCGCACGCTTTAACGAAAGGGTATCCGAGACAAATACTGGCTGATTGCTCTTTACAGTCAATGGGACTACAAAGGATGCAATTATATTGCCTGAATCATCTAGGATACCGTGTATCATTATCGTTTAATTCCTGCTTCTTTATTTTGTAAATTAACACCGCTCGCAATTGTAGGCATCATCTTAAAGATTTCTGACTTAGTTTGACGAGAGATATCACCTGTTATATTAAGGTTAACTACCTGTTGAGTACTCTTTGTTGACTTATCTACCGATATTGGTTTAAAGCCTTTTGAAGTCGGTGTTGTCATAATGCCACTTGAAACGCCAGCTAAACCACCTTCTGCAAAGTGTTGACGGCCACTATTTAAGCTATGGAGAAGACCAAGGTTTGCCTTAGTAGCTGCGGCATTAACAACAAATTCGCCATTAGATATCATTGCAGGAATAGAGTCCGAAGTACCAGAGCCTGGTCCAACAATCTTTCCACCAGTAGCTGCTTTAGTACCGCCAAATAAACTCATAATACCGCCACCACCTGCACCGCCACCAAACAGCTTCATTAAGGGGCCAAGTAACTGCGAAATCATGCCCATAATACCACCTGCACCACCTCCGCCACCGCCTTTAATCATACCACCAATACCACCAACTAGTCCTGGAATCATTGTTAGCAAACCGCCTAGGGCACGATGTTGAACCTTTTTACCAGCGTTGATAGAGTGTAATAACCCTAGATTACCCTTAGTAGCTGCTGCGTTTACGACAAACTCACCGTTAGACAAGTTAGCTGGAATAGAGTCAGAAGTACCAGAACCTGGGCCAACAATATGTCCACCAGTAGCAGCCCCAAGACCAAACAGACTGCCAAGACTTCCAAACATCTTACCAAAATCTAATTTTGAAAAGAAGTCAAAAATACCATCAAACATTCCACCGCCACCACCAACCATACCACCTGAAGCCGATAGATCACCCATACCTACACTAGATATTGGTGTTAATCCAGGCGTAGCGCCATAACCGCTTGTATCGGCAATACCCTGAGTGGTTGCACCCTCCATACCTGTCTGTCTAGAGAAATTTGTCATACCCTCTGGAATGCCGTTTAAGCCGATTGTACTGCCATTAAGACCGCCAAAACCACCAGCACCGCCACCCATACTGCCAGTGGCTGCAAAGTTTTCTAAGGCTGTTGCGGCTGTTTCTAAGTGTTGAGATGCGGCTAACAAAGACTCAGCGGCTTGTTCAGCTTGCTGACTAGATAGCATGCCTGCAACACCACTAGCAATAGAACCTAATGAACTTAGGGCTGTTCCTGTTTTACCGCCAATAGCTCTTCCTGCAAGGCTTGTACCCATTGAGACAATACCGCCTAGTGAACGTTTGATTACTTCACCACGATTAATACGCTCCAACATTTCTCTGTTTTCTTTGGTAGCCTTTGCATTAACTACAAACTCACCATCAGATAGCATTGCAGGTATAGAATCAGAAGTAGTTGTACCACCGCCTGAGACTGGTCCGCCATTAGCAAACTTAAGCTTAAGACTATCTAAGGGGCTTGTAGCACTTTCAGGCTTACCTGAACTAGTCCCAACGCCCTGCCCAGCACCCGTAAAGAATGACATAATTCCTGTAAAACCATCGCCTATTAAACTAAAGAACCATTTAATAGGTTTCATAATTATATCCCACAGGCCTGTAGTGTCAGGGGTACTCTTAGCTAAAGAATCTGATAGACCAGCTGACCAGCCGTTCTTGTTACTGCTACTCTTATTATTAAATAAGCCTGTAACATCAGCATCAAAAGAATCCATTTTACCAAACAACCCTGTACGTGGATCTAATGTCTCCATAGGATTGCCGGAAGGTGTTAATGCACTACCAGCTTTAGTTGTAAAATTAGCACCAAGATCTTTTAAACCACTACTCCAGTCACCGCCTTTAGTTGCCATATAGCCCAACCCCGCAACGCCTGCGGCACCGCCAACCCACGGCAAGGCACTCATCAAGGCACTGCCAATTCCGCTTCCTGTAGCCGCATTAGCGGCACCAGAAATGGCACTCCCGCCTGCAAATCTGTCCACCGCGTCAGAGAATTTTGTAGCTGCCGCCATTTGAATCTCTTCAGGCGTAGCGTTATCAAGATCAGAAGTCAAATTGCTAAACCAATTACTAACGCCAGATGTAAATCCTTCCCAACTTCCTTTGCCAGATAGCAGGCTTTGAACACCGCCACCCAATGCGCGGAAACCAGAAGAAAGTCCTGTACCTGTTTTACTTAACATTTTACTAAGCACTCCGCCTTTGCCAAGGCCAATACTATCTGTTACAGCATTTGTAAAGATATCTACAGTTTGATCTTTAATCCCTGTAATAAGTTTGTCAGCAAAAGTTTTAAATATAGATTTACCCTTATCACTTTCTCTGTTTAAAAGACCTTTAAATGCGTCCTTAAACGTAGAGGTTAATGACTCTGCAAATGTCTTACCTGCCTCTCTAGCAGCATTAGCAGCTTCTAAAGTTTTATCTTTAAGGTAACCCTCTGCATCCGCCAAATCAGCTAACTGTTTGCTTGTTGCCTGGGTTGACTTTCCAGCAATACTGTCTTTTGCCAACTTATCTTCTAAGTACAATTTCTGAATAGCCATAGATTTGGCAGTAGCTTTATCTGCTTCACTCATCATGCCAGTTACTTCAGTACCAATAGAACTAAATTTATTTAAGAATCCAGTAATATTATCTTTGTTAGCTGCCGTATATGCGCCAGCTTTTTCTAATTTAAGCTCAGCAATATTAGCATTTACACCTTCAACAAAAGAATTAATTTGATCATCAAGATTCTTTAGCGCTTGCGTTGCTGCTGAAGCATCATAACCTTTAGTACCAAGACCTTCTGTAAGTTGTTGCTGTACATTAGCTCTTGCTTGCGTCATTTTGTCTAATGCAGCAAACTGAGAACCAGATAATGTTTCTAATGTTTTAGGGTCAACACCTAAGGCATCTCCATACTTACCAGCCAAAGGCTTATTGCTAGTATTAAACTTTTCTAACAATGTACGCGCTTCTTTGGGAAGAGCATTCTTTAGGATTTCTAACTCATTAGCAGCAGGGCGTATATCTACTTGTTGTCCTAACATTTTAACATCTTTGTTAGGCAAATCTGCCAGCTTTAGTTCAGGTAAATTAGTATTAACACTTACTTGATCTGCAATCTTTTCAGCTTTATATTGATAATCATAAGGCTCATTATACGATAAGCTATTTGAAATGTTTTCACGGACTTTATCTAAAGTATTGCCAATCCCATCAGAAGCAAAGTTACCAAACATTCTATTAAAAGAATCTAAGCGATCAACCATTTTAATGGCTTCGTCTTGAACAGTAAGGTTTATACCACCTACAATAATATCAGGACTAGTTCCGCCATCTAATGTGTTTGGTTTGAAAGGCTTGCCCAGAGTAATTTTACCCTGTATTCTTGTTACATCTTCATAAGAAGAACCAGATGGTGGTGGTTCTATTAGATTTTCGTAGCCTCCGAATGGTATGAAATTTTGAAGGTTTTTGTTAAAAGAACCAATAGGACTTCTGCGTACTGCTTTGTCTAATACTGGTTTTAATATATCATAATTCTCAAAAGGTCCAGAGGCTTGTTTTGGCGGAGCAACATTACCTGCAAACGTATCATACGCAGTCATTACCTTAGAAACATATGGAACAGTTTCCTTAGGCTTAGGCAAGTAGTCTAAGAAAGTACCACCACTAGCTTTAGCTTTTGCATTAGCCTTCTGTACACTACCTTCTCCAGCATTGTAAGCTGCCGCTACTTCTGGGAAAGTTGGGAACAACTTCATTAAACGCTTAAGATATCTAGTACCTCCAGAAATAGATTCCTCTGGATCAGTACGATCAGAAACACCATAGTATTCCGCCGTTGTAGGCATAAGTTGCATGATACCTACTGCACCCTGACTGCTTACAGCTTTTGTACTAAAATTATTAGTTTCGCTTGCAGCAATTGCTTTAACAAGTTCAAAAGGTACTTTATTTATTTCAGCGTACTTTCTAAACAATTCATCGTATCTGTCACTAGTATTGCCAAAATCTTTTGTAGGTTTTGTTGTAACATCAACAGACTTGTTTGGTGGTACTTCAGTAGGCTTGCCGCCATTGGCAACTGTATTGGCATTTAATGCAGCTGTGTTAAACTTCAACGCATCTTGCACGCCATCTAATGCTACTGTGTTAAGCTGTACATCAGTAAATCCAACAGACTCTAATAGGGATTTTCCTACTTTAGCAAATTCTTCAATGGTCTTTTCAGGGCCAAGCTCTTTTAGTCTATTCAAGACATTTGCTTGATCTTCATTCAAAGGGCCACTTTGTAACTCAGTTAGAATATTTAAGTTGTAAGCTCTATCAGTAAGTGATTTTCTTGCGCCTGGATCCATCTTTCCAAGTTCAGTAGCATCTATCTTAAGATCTGGAAATGCTTTATTAACTTGTTCTAATGCTTTACCAATACCACCGTGAATAGCTGCTTCAGCCTTATCAGCAAGCATTGCAAAGAATGATAGCAATGGTTGATAGCTAGATAATGCTTGGATATTTTTGCCAATACGAATTGCAACGCTATCTAGTACATCACCGCTATTAGTAATAGCTTCTGAGAGTTGTTGTTTCAAAAGTTTAGCAGTATTAGCAAGACCATTTGCAACACCTACAGATAGCTGTTCAGAAAGATTCAATCCATTTGAATTACCACTTAACTCATTTAAAATATCTAATGTATTTTGCTTAGCAGTCATTTGTACACGTTCTGTTAAACGTGCTAACGCCTGTAAACTATTTAGGTACTTATCAACAGCTGCTTGATCATTAAGTTCAATAGAATCTGACTTCAAAATATTAATGTATTTTGCAAGACCAGAGAATTCTTTTAAGAGACTTTTACCTCTTGTACTTAATTTATTAAGATCAATACCAAGAGCTTCTGCTACAGTACTAAACCCTGACTTATCGAGAGTTGCTGTAAATTTCAACAATTCAGTAGTACTTTCGTAGCCAGCTGCCTTACGTATCAAGCGTTGCTGTTCTTGCGGAGTTGTAGCCATAGATAGCTGAGAAGTTACAGAGGCTTTACCTCGGCTTAAAGCTAACGCAGCACTCATTTGATCTAATGTTATTCTAGATCTTTGTGCGGCAGTTAAACCTAAATCAGATACAGCTGACATCATACTTTCGCCAGTTGTATTCTTCAAAACAGCTGCAAGATCATCTGCCCTTAACTTAAGATCTTTCAAAGCTTTTTGTTTAGCAATTAAATCTTCTTGTGGTAAGAACTGTGACTCAGGATCATCCAAATCTTTCTTAATACGTGCTATTTGATTACCAATACTCTTCAACTCTAAGAAAGTGTCTTGAGGTAGCAAATCAACACTTAATCCGCTAAAAGCAGCTTCAAGAGTCGCACTTACAGACATTGCAATCGGTGTTAATGCTCTATCTACGCTATTTAGCAATTTATCAATATCAACAACTAAGTCTAACTGGTGGTCAGCAACTGCATACTCTCTTAATATATTTAATTGCTCTTTATTAAGTAATAAGTTATTAGTTTGCTCTACACCAATCTCTCTGTAACTGCCTAAGACTTTTGAAGCATCTGCTGCATATAGGTTTGTCAACTTAGCACTAAGAGCTTCTGGTGTTTTAAGCATGTTTTCAAAAGCATTTTGCTTAGTCTCAAACCTAAAACCAGGAAGATTCTTTTGCTCTTGTTTTCTACGAACCAATTCAGCTGCGTATCTCTCTTGTAATATCTCATTACGCGCCTTAGCTGCACTTCTTTCCGCCAATGGCAATAAGTCAATATTTTCTAAAGAAGGCTTTTGTAATTTATTAAGCGACTGGTCTTCTACAAACTGAATCTTACGAATACGTTCTCTTAGGGTGTCTGTAAGATCTTCAGACAAGTACTTAAGCTCTTCTGTCAAACCTAGATTGATATCGTTGCCTAATTTTGTAACAGCCATTTGGCTTGATAAGTACTTATCAGCTTCTAATGTTTGCAAATAAGTTCTTTTATCAGCAAGTCTTTTCTTTTCAAACAAATTAGCATTGCTAAGCTCATTTGTAGGAAATTGTGTTTGCTTTACAAGCGTTTCACCACGAGCTTTAAGATCTTTACCAACATCAAAAGAACGTCCTGTCAATTGGAAGTCTTTAAGATTGTCTAAAGTTACACCAAGCGGTTTCCAGAATCCAGGTTCATTCTTAGCAATAGCTTCTCTAGCAGATACTTGTTTAAGCACTTCAGTTTGCTTTTTAGCAGCGTCTGTCCACTCTGTCAAAGCATCAATGTTTCGATCTATACTAGCATAATAATTAGCTGCTAATGTTTTATTATCAAACGTTGCACCTTCAGGAGTAACCTCATATCTAAACTTCTTGAAATTTGCGTATACAGTGTCTAAATTAGAAAGCCTATCTGCGTACTCTAATGCCAATGGAGAACTTTTATCCATTGATGTATATGCTTCATTAGAACTCTTTACAGAGTTTACAAATGAAACTCGAAGATTTTCAGCTTCAAGTCTTGCTCTATCCATTTCAGACAAATCAGGGCCAATTGGTTTTATTTCTGCCCTTTTACGAGGATCATAAGTTGTCTGTATTTCAGGCATAAAGCCTTGTTTAGACGGGAACTGTACATAATTTCTAGATAAGTAATCTGTTAGATTTCTGTTTGAAAACTTAGATGTAACATAGCCTATTGCAGCACCAATCGCAGCACCAACACCAGCTGTTATAGGTTTATACAAGGTAGGTACTGAGAATCCTAAGGCAGCACCTTCAATAGCACCAGAAGCAACTGCTGTACTAACATCTTCTTCTAGCATTTTAACGCCAGTAAAAGCTACTGCAGTTCTTACAAGATTACCACCCTGCCCAGACATCCATTGACCAAGTGCAGCTGCCCCGCCTTCTCCCGCAACAACAGGAGCCGCTTCACCAACAGCTTTTAGCAATCTTAGCTTATTGCCTACAAGAACCATTATAGATGCAGCTAATGCTTCTTTCCAGTTATCTCCAATAAACTCTAAAGCTTGAGTACCACGAGAAGGATCTACTGTATTGCGCGTATCAAGCATAGTCATTTGATTGGCCATAGCTTCTACGTCAATCTTAGTCTTAGCTGCAAACTCTTTTGACACACGAGATAAAGCTTTTAAAGCTTCTGAAGCTGCATTTGCAGTCTCATCTGCTACCATACCCATTTTCAATCTCTCAGCCATTGAAGCAGCTAAAGCTTCTTCAGTACGCTTTTGAGTATCTTTGAATACAGTTTCTTCAGAGTAGCTAAGTTTACTCATGTCAATCTTAGAAATATCAAAAGAAGGAGCTAGTCCTAATTTAGCAGCCTCTATCATGCTTGATTCAGTGAGACCTGTCTTAGCATCTTTTGGTTCGCTTTTAAGACCTATTGATTTCTTAAAGCCTTCCCACAACTCTGACATTCTATCCCATAGCGTTTTATGTGCTGTTGAAATAGAGTCCCAAGCAGCTGCCAATGCAACAGGAATCCATGTCCATTTAAATAGCTTAAGATTTTTAGTATTGCTTAATGCGTTAAATACACCAGTTACAATATCTCTGCCGTAAATACCAGCAACTACTGCTCCGATGCCCAGCCCCATTGAAATACCATCTTGAGAACCATCTGACATCATAGAACCAGCTTTTGCGCCTAGATAGCCACCAGCGGCTAATAATCCCGCACCAGCAATACCCGCACCTGCAACAGCAGGCATATTATGACGAATAACAGAACCCTTACCTGCCGCCATTCTTTCGGCATGTCTTTGATCAAGGAATTCTTTTTGCGTGAGTCTAACACCAGATAGACTTCTTTGTACTGCATCCATTGCCATGAATTCAGCAGCGCTACCTATACCACGTCTTGCAAACTCTTTTGCATTTTGGCGTGCCATCCAATTTTCATTAGCTTGATTTCTTTCCCACTCTAGTTTAGCATTTTTACGAGCATCTCTTGCTGCTAATTGAGTTTCGTTTAATCTTTGTGGACGAGGAGGTGCTGTCATCGTTGGCATTATAGGCGGAACCATTGTACCAGGAGCTGACCGCTCAAACATATATTTTTGAAGATTATAAGAACGCGTTGCTGCTTCATCAGCTGCAATTGCAGTAGCATTTTGTCTTTCCCAACGCTTTGTAATCTTGTCCATTTGAACATCGTGTGCTCTGCTTAAGCCTACCTTCTTAGCACTCTTCATCATAAAGGTGCCAATAGCAGCAGGAATTAACAGATGACTCAAAGGAATTTCACCGCCACCAGGTACAGGCATATTACCTAAGTAATCAAAGCCCATTGAATGCCCCGTCCCCATGAAGCCTTCTTGTTCTCCACGTTTCTTTGGATTTGCTATTGCATTTACAAGGTTGCCAATTACATATAAAGCCATTAACAAACTAGTTGCACGATACGTAGCTGCAGCGCTAATGCCTTTCATTGCAAAGTCTACTGTACCGCTAATAACTTTTAGAGTATTTGCAAACCTACGCATGCCGCTAGAAAGCACATCTAATACTGCAATGGTTTCTTGTACACCAAAAGCATTTCTCAAGCCTTTCTTATCAGTAGCGTTGATAAAGTTTGCCCGCGCTCTTTCACCGCCTGTTGCCATATTTGCAGCAGCAACCGCATAACTAGGCGCATTCATATATTGAGCAATACGAGATTTACGCGCAGATGCTATAGACTCTGCCAATACGCCTTCAGGTAACCTAAATGCCTTTGTAGCAGCTCTACTACCAACTGCTGCTGCACCTTGTAGTAGCATATCTACAGTTCTTAAGAGAGGCAATGCAGGTGCGAGTGTTGCGTTAGTATAAGCTAATTTAGCAAACTTAGCGTCTAGCTTCATAAACATTGCATCTTTTGCAATAATAGCTGCTTCTAGTCTAGCGTTAACAGCAGTTCTTAAGGCTATCCCAGGTCCACTCATATAAGCTGCATACGCGCCTAATGCACTTAACCCTGTTCCAATTGCACCAAAACCAAATAGCTGAGGAGCATAAACAGCAGCTAAGAATCGCAAGACAACTGCCATTGCACTTCTAATTCTAACCGTAAGTAATTCAAGCCCTGCTAATTCTGGTCTTCTGAATTGAATCGTTTCTAAATACAAAAGTCTAATAACGCCTACCAAGCCTTCAACAGCCATGCTAAATATTGTCTTTAATGTATAAGACAGACCACTCATAACAAGTGCGCCACGGTCAATATTTGCGTAAGTAGCTGCTGCAAATCGTTTGTATTCCTTAAATACAATCATTGACACACCTGTTGCTGCAGTAACAGCTAGCAGTATTTGTGTCGTAGTTGCTGTCATAGACTCCCAAAAGTCTAATGTTGCTTGTAACGGATTTGCGTCTGGAAACATTGGGGTTGGGATTTTCTCAGAATCTTTATCTTTAGCAGAGTAATTCTTAAATGGAGAATAATTATCAGAATCTATAGTTGCACCTTGCGCAGACATAGCTGACAATAAAGAGCCAACTAAAAACAATGCTGTAAATATTTGCTTTGGTGTAGGTATGATTTTGTTCAGTAAAGAACCGCCTTTCATGTTTGCAATTTTATCTTGCAAACGCTTCATACCAGATTCAATACCAAGGATAAACCGATCAAAGAATCCAGAAGTATTGGCATCTCTTCCTAATAGCAAATGCTGAAGAAAAGTACCGCCATTTATTTTATTACTTTTGCTGAAAGCTTTAGATAAGTGATCACTTGTCTTTAAAGAAATATTGTTCAGCTCTCTAGCCATCCATTGGGTAAACCCGCTAAAACCGCCAGTACCAGACATTGTGACTTCTTTTCTCCACTTGTCTCTTACTTTGCCCCACACAGGACTACGATCCATTGCATTGTGTAGATGCGACAACATTGGATCAAGTACACCTGTTTTCAAATCTTTAAGACCTGATTCACCTGTTAGTGCTAACCAAATCAAACCGCCTCTTGCGATTGCGTGCCCAATTACATTATCTTTGTACAATGAATTAAACATGCCTGAGAAGTCCATCATCAACCCTGTAATAGCAAGGCTTTGAGTTCTGTTTGTATCATTAAAGAATGCTTTAGACATTTTGCCTAAAGGAGTAGGTTGTCCACCTGCAGTCTTATTGCCTGTGTAAGTACCCATAAAGAATGACTGTACACTACGCTGACGCTGTAATACATCACTCAAACCTTTGCGGTAGACACCTAATTCAACCATTAGTCTTACAAGAGATCCGCCAAATAGCCAAGCACCCAACAAACCTACTGCTGGTGCAGAACCAAACAAAGACGCAATCTTAAAGATACCAGAGAATATTACACCAAGGTAAGGAAGACCTGTCAAGAAGTTTTCCATAAAGTTGCCAAAGAATGCAAAGCCTTCTCCAATCAATCTCGGTATATCTACAAGCGAACCATTAACAACACCAGATGCAATATCACCTGCTGCTTTGCCTAACTCTACGCCTAAGCTCTTATCAAAGGTATTTGCAGTAATCGTAATAGCTAGTGATGTCCCTGCAATAATTGAGGAGGCTAGCAACCAACCGCCAATTACACCGTCTGCAATAACTTTAGGTAACGAGCTGAAAATCGTTGCCATTACTGTGGCTGAAAAGGCTTGTCTTAATGCCAATGGCCATGTGTTAAACCAAGCTCTAAATCTTTGATTTACAAAAGATAGAACACCAGACATTGTATCAGTGAATGAATATCTCAAACCTTTGAATAGTAAATCATTTGAAAATACATCTCTTAAGAATACAACAGACTTTTGTATAGAGTCCTCAATAGCTTTAGCGTATCCAGCTAAGTTAGGTGAATAGGCATATAGTTTGCTATTGAGTTTGAACATTGTTTTCGACAAATCAAGGCTAGCTATCCTATTTAAAACACCGCCAATCTTTGTATAAATGACTTCAAACAAGTCAATTACATTGTCTCCAAAAGTCTTGAGGCCTACTGAAGTATTGCCCCATAAGGTTGCAGATGTGTATATGATTTCATCAATAGTATCTGTCCACCAAGAATGTGCAATAACAGCGTCATATATCTCAAAGAACACTTGAATAACAGCATCACCAAAAGCTTGAATTGGAGCTAATGCTTTTATCAGAGTATCTGAATAATATTGTACCTTGTCTACCAAGGCTTCAAACCAATTTGTTAAATCTCCTCTTAAAGCTAATTCGGAGAATGTTGTTATCCAATGTAAAAGTACATTTAAAACCTCAACAAATACACCAGAAGCATAAGACGCAGCGTCAGTAAGTGCACCAAATAAATCTATCTTTGACAACATTGCTGTTGCAGATACAAGGCTATCTAAAACTTTATCAAGACTTTGCTCTATGTTTGAAAATACAACATGTACCTTAAAGGCAATAGGCATGTCTATTTGCGCAAACTTAGGCAATACTAAATTAAGTCCTTCTGCTAGTCTATAGTATAATTCTTCAGTGAATGTTTCAGAAGCATTTACTAGAGAATTCATTAAAGAGTCTACTAGACCTGCCACTGTTACCATTAAGTTTCCAGCAATTCTTGCAAGCTTTGAGCCACCAAAACTAACACCAAAAAGCTTTTCAAGTATATTGTAGCCTGCGAGAGTTTCTCCAAGATCTCTTAAACCAGATACAAGATCCGTAGAAAGTGTTAAAAATAAAGAACCTACAAAACTGCTAATAATTCCAGCAACAGAGTCAGTACCAAAGACAGTATCTCTTAAATTCTGTATTAATTGTTTAGACATTCTGTACCAGACAATTTCGCCACCTATATTAAAGGATCTCATTTCCTTTATTATGAATGCTCTAAAACGACCTGTGACAGATTGCTCATATGCCAAGATTTCTGCACTAACTTTTACTAATGTATTTCTAAGAGTTAATGCTGTTATTTCGCCAATAGCTTGCATAGGTTTTAATAGATAAAACATATCATCGCCTTTGACAGAGCGTAGCATTTTGCCAAACATTTGCCAACGCATGATTGCGATATCAATAGCAGCAGTAAATTGAGTTACAAAAGGCTCTATTACTGTGGTTATAAACCTTGTCAAACCAATCGTATCTAGAGAATGCTGTATTGCATATATTGATATCTCTAACATTTGCTTAACAGGCTCTAGCAAATCCTCAAGTGGATTCTTAAAACCCACCAAAGAAAATCGCAAAGCATTTCCAAGTAAGTAAGCCTTGTCAACAGACTTTCCTAATTCTTGTGAAAGATTATAAACACTCTTTGAAAGCTTTTCAGACAGCGCCAAGCCTTTGTCAAATTCAACAAATACATAAGCTGCATTTTCTTTTAACTTTAAGAAACCTGTAGATAATGTAGGTACAATATTTTTGAATTCTTTATTAATTGTTTCTGCTTGATCTGCAAGTGCTTTGAAGATTACTTCAGAAGTTATTTCTCCCTGAGCAGCAATAAGTCTCATTTGACCTAATGTGACACCCATACTGTCTGCAATCATGCCTGCAATACGTGGTGTTTGCTCCATTACAGAGTTTAATTCTTCGCCTCTTAAAACACCAGAGGAGAAAGCTTGACCCAACTGAGTTAAAGCTGCTTTAGAGCTTTCTGCAGAAGAGCCTGAGATTGCTACTGCTTGTTGTATTGTTTTAGAAGACCGTGCTAATTTATCAATATCAACATTAGTGTTACGCATTGCGCGTCCCATTGCAGTAAATACTTCAACGGTTTCTCTATAAGTACCATTGGTTTCATCTGCAATATTTCTAAGTCTTACTTGTGTATCATATAATTCGTTACTCTTACCTACAACTAGTGCAACTTTGTTTTCCATCTCTTGTAAAGATGATGTAGTTTCTTCTACATACTTTAGAAGCTGATCTGCTGCAAAGGTGGTTCCAATTGCTATAAAAGCACTTTTGAAGCCATCGGCCATTGAATTCACACTTTGTGAAATTGACTTAACCGTAGTATTTACTTCCTCTAGATTTCTCTGTGCTTTTCGGGTATTAGCATCGACTTCAATTACTATACCTGACATTTAAATTCTCCATTAAAAACCCCCTTACTTAAGAATAAGGGGGTAGTATTATTTAGGTGTAACAATTACACCATTAGGGCTTACATTTTCATTTGCAAGCAGAGTTCTTTCTATAAAATGCGTGGGCGCTTGTGTACTGCTCCCTGCATTGAGTCTATCAATGTATTCAACATCATTGCTTATCTGACCGTCTTCATATTTCCAACCTGCTCTAGCTCTACCCGTATCTATAGGTGTTGCTGCACGTAACTCTTCCACTAATCTCTTAGCTTCTTTGTTTTTGATAATTTCAGACTTTTGTTTAAACTCTGACATTAAATTTAAATCAATTTTCATATTCATTTAAGAACAGACTCCCCGCCTGTGGCAGTTGCAAGTTTCTGGAAGAATCCAGAACGCTTAAAGCTGCTGGTATCAAAACTACCATCCGAATTAGCCTTGGAGGGCGGATTATAAATAGGCTCTAATGAAGTAAATAGCTGCCAAGGCTTTTGATTAACACCCTGTGCCTGTAAAAGTTTGGAAGCACGATCATCTGCTCTCCACTCTACAGGCCGCCTTTCAAAATAGTTAAACCAGCCTAAAAGCTCTTCATAAGTCATATCTTCATATAACTTGCTAACAGGCATTTTAAGCTGATACGCTATTTCAAAAATAGGAAGCTCTTCGTCACTTAAGACGACTTTCCCTGATCTTGACCCATACCTGAGAATTTCATAATATCATTTGAAAGTCTAGATAATTCATCCATTGGAAAGTTATCAAAATCATCATCGGTTAATTCGTCACCGCCTTCTACAGCAGAACGAATTACTAGTTTCAAAACTTCCAAACCAGCAGTCTCATCTTTTTCAATATCTTGAGCACGCTTTTGGATTTCTACAACTTCTGCTACTGTTAGTTTCGAAATTTTAACATCACTACCTAAAAATTTAGTAGATTTGTTCATTTTTTGGCCGACTAGACCTTTAATACCTTTTGCTTCTGACATATTAGTTACCTTGATTGTTTGGGCGTTCATTTAGTTGCGCTCTCATTTGATGTAATACGGATAATGCTTCAAACGCTTCCGCTGATTTTTCAGCTGAAAGTGAACCATCTTTCGTACGTTGGAATGTTTTATTAATACTGACGTCTATGCTTTTCAGCATATGTTTAACGGTAATACCGACAACATAGTCAATACTGAATGGTTTAATTTTAGCCATTGTTGTCTCGAAAAGAAATGGAGGGCCGAAACCCTCCACAATTAAACTAAGCTGCTGTATAAGCACCTTTAATTTCTGATTGAACCGAAATAGTAAGCTTTGCAGTCATTGCTTCGGTTAAGCTTGAAGTTACTTCAATAGCTTCAACTTTACCTAAGAAATAGAAACATGAATGCTCGCTATCACGCAATTCACTTGTTGTATAGCCTGAAGGCTCTGTACCTAATAAAGTAAAGCGGAATACATAAGTCTTCCCATCACCAACTCTTGGCTGGCGAATATTGCCTTCTTCATCATGTACATAAGCATTTGCCCATAAACTAGGAATATAGTTTAAGGTGATTTCCATATTTGGAAGATCGGCTTGTCCTTGTACTTGCTTAGAAGTTTTAGAACCGTATTCAGGAACCTTTGTGATATTCGCAGGTGTACCTAAAGCAGGGAATTCTTTTAAGTGAGTAATACGAACAAATTCTGCAGAACTAGCGACAGAACCTGGTACGACATCATTAGTAGTATCAATCAAATCTGCGAAAGATACGCCACCAGGAATAGTATCAGCATCAATAGTTACTAATC